GCATATCAAACAAGCAGGTGGAAGGTATGCACAACTAAGCGGAAAAAAGCAAAAATAAATCAAGAACTACTAAAAGAAAAAGGGTACTGTCGTGATTACATAGAAAAAAGCATGCTTTTTTCGGATTTCAAAGCGACTAGATACATGTATGATATTTTTGTATCAGAAATCATAGAGAAAGAGAGAGAAAGTGCTGAAGAAGCAAGGAAAATTATTGAAAAGCTAGAGAAAGAACGGGCTGAAAAAGACCTGCTGAAACTCAGAGAAGAGTGTACTATAAATGGCAAAATTAGTTACTTAGAGCTTATGAGAGCGCATTTAAGCTTGGGCGGATTCGGAAAGGTGATAAATGACAGCAAAAGAATATTTGAATCAGTTGCTAAATCTTGAGCGACTTATCGAAGCAAAAAGACTTGAGTGTGAAAGACTTGATGCAATGTCAAAAAAGGTAAGTAGCACTTTGAGCGATTGCAAGGTTGAGACAAGTCATGACAATGACAAGACTGCAGTAATTGTCATACAGGTGATAGAGCTAAAAAAAGATATTAGAGAGCAGATGGAAATATATCTAGAGTTGCAAGAGAAGATAAGCAAAGAGATAGACGCGATAGGGGACGTGAGGTATAGAAGCCTGCTGATTATGAGATACATAACCGGATTGAAATTCGGGGAGATATCAGAGAAGATGAATTACGGTACAAGGTGGGTTTTGGTATTGCACCGTGAAGCATTGAAAGAGTTTGACAGACTGCACGGCGAAAGATATTGCGCTTGACTTTGACATAAAAAAGAGCTATCTTTTAAGAAAGCGAATAACACCAAATTGGAATGTAAAGTTTTTAAGTTTGTTGTTAAAAGAATTTAACCAGATTGGAATGTAAAGTTTTCAGTTTACTGTAACAAAAAAAGAATATAACCACATTGGAAAAAGTTGTTGATATCATGTCGGCAACTTTTTTATTTTTTTCAAAAAAAGTTTTAAAAAGGTGTTGACATTATACGCAATGCGTGTTATTATATAACCATAAGGAACAAGAAAACAACTTACAGAGCCGACCAAGCAAAACAAACTGTAAGAAAGAAAAGAGAGGTAATAAAATGAGAGCAAATTTATACAATGAAGTAGCAGATATGAGAAATTACGAAGTTATCACAGTAGCAGAGGCTGAGGCACTTGAGAACAACGAAAACCTTGAATGGTTTGAAACTTACACAGATGAATGCGGAAGAAAGCTTATAAGCATTACAGCAAGCCTTGAAAATGAAGAGAATGTAAACAGAACTTTAGTAATAGCAGCGTAAAAATAAAAATAATCCGGCGGCACCAAAAAGGTGCTACCGGGTATAAATAAAAAATAAAAGGGGTATAAAAATGAAAGAAGTTAAAAAGATTAGAGGATTTAAGAAATGTGTGGCTTTCACAGTCAAGGAGTATGACGACAAAAAGAGTTATGAAGAAGAGGATATCAGTAAAGAAGTTATTGTAGAATTTGAAATTCCGCTTGATGCAACTACATATAAGCTAGAGAAAAATAAGACATATGCAGATAGAGCAAAAGTTGTTGCGATATATGACATAGCTGATGGCAAACTGATAGAGTCAAGCGAAAAAGAGGCTTATAAAGGTATAAGCATCAGGCATGTAAATATGCTAGAGGACGGGAAAACTGTGAAAGAATATAACGAAGTGAGCGCTAAACAGAAATATGTTGTTGGACAGATGGCAGATGGTATAGAGGTTCGTCAGGATCTGAGAAACAGAGATGGCGAAAGGTGGGCGCCGTGTTATGATGAAATAACCTTTTATGAGAATGTAAATCTTGCGATATCAAGAAGTAGATTTGCTTAAATAAAAAAGTCCTGCAGGAGCCGACCAAGACAAACCTGCAGGACAAACCTTAAAAGAAAGGCGAATATAGATTAGCACATCGGAAGAAAGAAAGCAAGGTACGATAATGGATGATAAAGAAAGATTGAAAGAATTAAGAAAAGAGCTTGGCTTATCTCAAGCAAAATTTGCGGAAAGATTCAGGATTCCGCTCAGGACTATACAAGACTGGGAGTACGGAAAGAGAGAGATCAGGGGGTATATAGTTGATATGATGTATAGGATTATAGAACTAGAAAATAAATAAAAAAGTTTTCTCAAACTGTTGACGTTACACGCAATGCGTGATATAATAAGGACAGTTAAGAGAGGTAAACAAAAACCTCCAACATGAAAGGGGAACAAGAAAATGGAAGTATTAAAAAGAGAAGATTACACAACAGAGACCACAGCATTTATAGACTACAGAAAGTATTTACAGGACTACAGCGAAAAGGCTTACAAGATTAGCTTTAAGAGCGCATCAAATCCGGATAAGATTAAAACAGAGTACATTCCAAAGAGTGCAGTAGATGCAAATGGAAATATTGCAGCTTGGGTATGCAACGATAAAAACTTTCCGCACATCATGGTTGACGATGACGATATACAATTTGCTTATGTTTGCTTAAAGAGAGCGGAAGGAAAGGCAAGAAAGGCAGAAGAAGCATTAAAGGATGATAACTCAGAAGAGGCAAGGGAAAGCTTTCAGAAAGCTGTAGACTATATAGAAGTTAAAAAGCAGAAGATAGTGGATATAATAAAGAGTGTTGCAGATAGAATTGTAAGTGAGTAAGAAAAGCAAAGAGGCAAGAAAAAAACTTGTCTCTTTTTAAAACAAGTCATATAAATTCACATGTTGACAGTGCTATACTGTACACGTAAAGAGTTAAGTAAAAGCTCCTTACACTGGTATACTTTTTCATAAATCCTTCTTTTGAGTTTGGGCGGACATAAGTTTCCGCCCTTGGCAAAAGAGAAGTTCGTTGACATTTGTACCCCTATATTGTTAGTTTCTTATTTTTCAAAAAAAGGCAGTCAAGTACGGCTGTCTTTTTTTATTTACAAAAAAGGAGGGGACACACATGATATATAAAAGATGTACCCACTGCGGAAAAAGATACGAGGCAGGCGGTAAATGTGATTGCGGGTACAAAAGGGAGTATGACGCCCCGACTGGAACGCGAAAATTATATCGGGGGGCAAGGTGGCAAGCACTGAGAGCTGTGATAATAGCACGCTACAATGGTTTGGATCCTTGGGCATTTTTGCATGGACGCATTGAGTACGCGCACACTGTACATCATATTGTTACAGCTGAGGATAATCCGGAGTTGTTTTATACAGAAGATAACCTCATACCTCTGTCAAGGTCAAGCCATGACGAAATACATGCGCTGTATAGAAAGAGCGCGGAGGATAAGGCAAGGACACAAGAGATATTAAAGAGTTTAATCAAGCAGGTAAGTATATAAGAGATAAGGAAAAAGACATAGCAGTATAGGGTAGGGGGATAGCAAAAAGTTTGTATATTGTATACAACGACCGCTGCCCCAGTTTTGTTTACATAAATTTCTAAATAGTCGCCAAAAGTGGACAAAATTGTTCACATTGAGAGCAGGAAGGAGGGCGAATGGGCAGACCTAGAAAAATAATTTCAATGCAGACTGGCAATATTAAAAAGGACGTCAGGGCAAAAAGAGAATATGAAGAGTCATTAGTCAAGACCGATAAGGATGAATTAGAGAAGCTTCCTTCATCGGTCTTTTTAGATGTGACAGCAAAAAGGGAGTACGAAAGGGTAAGAAAAAACCTGCAGAGCATCGACATTATCGGCAACTTAGACCGTAATAGCATGATTGTATACGCAAATGCCTATTCAATGTACCTGCAGGCGCTAAAGGAAACAAAGAAAAAAGATTTCTGCCCAACAGTGAAAACAAGTTCAGGAGAAAAGCCAAACCCCATATATGCGATATTGGAGCAGGCAAAGAAAGACATGGACACCTCCGGAAGTGCATTGGGTATGTCTGCAAGCTCAAGATTAAAGATTGCTTCAGAAAAGGCAAAAGGACAAGAAGAAAACCTGATGCAGATGTTCGGAGACATATAGATATGAGTCATTTGGAGGACATAAAGCAATATGCAAGAAGCTGTTTAGCTGATGAAATACCCTCGGGACAAAAACACAAGTGGGCATGTCAGAGATTTCTTGGCGACTTGGAAAGAATAGGCACAGCTGACTTTCCTTACATTTGGAGTGAAGACAACGCAAATAAAATTGTCGCGTGGTTCGCTTTGCTGAGGCATTCAAAAGGCACTTTAGCAGGCAAGCCGATAGAGTTAAACGACTGGCAAAAGTTCAGAACATGCCAGCTGTACGGATGGGTACACAGAGAGACAGGAAAGAAACGATTTAAGAAGAGTTTTACCGAGGTAGGCAGGAAGAATGGTAAGAGCCAGTCGGAAAGCGGTGAGGCCTTGTATGAAATAGCCATACAATCCACAAAGAATATGGAGACGTACGAGGTGTACACTGCAGGAACTAAAAGAGAGCAGTCAAAAATTGTATTTAATGAGTGTAATCTGATGACTAAAGGCTCAATATTGCGTTCAAAATTCAACTTCAAGCGTGACGAGATTGTACACATCAAAACAGGCTCTTTTATAAAGCCGTTATCAAAAGAGGATGGAAAGACTGGTGATGGTACCAATCCTGCATGTTTGATACTCGATAGAGATTTGTCGAGTATAAATCGGGGTGTATCGGTGAAGGCTAAGGGCAAAAGCCTATGCTAATACCGAGAGTGTAGCAATCAACTACATTTGTAACGACTAGCAAGTGAGCATTAAGAGAGCAATAATCTTGCCACGAGCCCCCGACACATTAGAGCATCCGACAAGGGTGCTTTTTAATGTGAAAATATAGTCTGAACTTATAGGAAACTATAAGAATTATCGGATAAAGAGCCGATAAGATAACAAATTGGAATACCACCAGCACCCGACCACCGATTTTTACGACCTTGGACTTGGTTCAAACACCAAAGAGCCAATGCTCACAATAATAACTACAGCAGGTAAGGATTTAACATACCCCTGCTACACTCAAGAATATGATTATTGTTCAAAGGTCTTAGATCCGGATGTTGACGTAAAGAATGATGAATATTTTATTGACATTTGCGAAGCTGACAAGGGCGACGACCCCGGAGCACTTGAGACTTGGCAGAAAGCCAACCCGATAAGGGCGTTTTATGATGAGGGCATCAAAAAAATAGCTGAAGACTATGAGATTGCTAAGCAGATACCCGAAAAAATGATAGCTTTCATGACAAAGGTACTCAATATATGGGTATCGGCATCAAACAACGGCTATATGGATATGAAAAAATGGAAAGCTTGCGAAGTCAAGGAACTACCAATCGACCTAAAAGGCAGACCGGTTTATGTCGGTTTTGATATGTCTTCAAAAATCGACCTTACATCGGTCGCTTTTATTGTGCCATTTCAGACTGATAAACTGGACAGCAGTGACAAGAAGATAGTCAATTATGCCGTTTGGACACATAGCTTTATCCCGACAGTGGACAAGCTGAGAGAGCACATCATAAAAGATAAGGTTCCGTATGACGCTTGGGAGCGTCTGGGATACTTGACGCTTACAAATACGCCGATTGTCGACCAAGCAACTGTAATGCAGTATGTGATTGATGAATGCGCGAAGTATCAACTTGATATTCAGTGCTTATGTTTCGACCCTGCAAACGCTGCAAAGTTGATGATGGACTTATCAGACGAAGGCTACACGGTCGAAGAGGTTTATCAAAGTCATAAGAGTTTAAATGAGTCTACACAAGGCTTCAGGGAACAAGTTTATTCGGGCAATGTTCTTTACTTACATAATCCGCTTTTTAATTACGCAATGTCTAATGCAGTCGTAAGGACAAACAACGGATTGATAAAGATTGACAAAGACGCAACTACTAAGCGCATAGACCCCGTGGACGCTACACTGGGGGCATTTAAATTGGCTTTGTATCATAACTTTGAGTCAGAAAGCTATAACGACTACATAGAGAATTTTTTGAAAGGAATGACAGGATAGAATGGGATTTTTTAATAGCTTAAAAAATTTACTTATGCCCGAATCGGTAGACACGTCAAGCGATAAGCTCCTGCAGTGGCTTGGCATTGATACAGATAAGCCGAAAGCTTTGGCAGAGACAACATATTTTACCTGCTTAAAGGTGCTATCTGAGACGATGGGCAAAATGCCCTTGAAACTCTATCAAGAGGATGAGTCAGGCGGAAGGGTGAGAGCTCCGACATCAGATATATTGCTGTACAGGCCTAATTTAGTTATGACTCCGTCAACTTTTTGGAGCACTATGGAGGCGAATTGCCAACATCACGGCAACGCTTATGCGTGGATACAAAGAGATTATAAAGGCGGACTGCAAAAGGGCGAAATCAAAAAGACAGCTTACTGGATTATGAAGTCCGATTGTGTGACTGTATACATGGACGATGTGGGTGTCTTTGGCGATCGTGGCAGGCTTTACTATAAATTTACAAACCCCCAAAATGGCGAAACAGCAGTTTTTAGGCAGGAAGATGTTTTGCATATTAAAAATTGGCTTTCGTGGGATGGTGTGATGGGTATATCTGTCAGAGATATCCTGAAAAGCACAATTGACGGTGCTGGATACTCACAGAAATATCTTGAAAAGCTGTACGAAAGCGGTTTGACTGCTTCAAGTGTCTTACAGTATACAGGCGACCTTGATGAAAAATTAAGAAGTCAATTGCAGCAAAAGTATAATGATTTGCTAACGGGTGCAAAAAATGCAGGCAAAGTGGTAGCCTTACCGCTTGGCATGAAGTTAGAACCTTTGACATATACACTTGCTGATGCTCAGTATATGGAACTTAAGAAGTACAGTGCACTGCAGATTGCGGCGGCTTTCGGAGTGAAGCCAAATCAGATAAATGACTATGAGAAGTCAAGTTACTCTAATTCAGAGTCACAACAGCTTAGTTTTTTGGTCGATACAATGATGTACAGGCTCAATCAGTATGAGCAGGAAATTAACTATAAGTGCTTGACTGATAAGCAAAGGGCTGACGGTCTTGTATACAAATTCAACGAAAAGGTGCTGTTAAGGGCGAATATGGAAACGCAAATGCAGTCGATAACATCAGCAGTGCAAAACGGCATATATACCCCGAATGAGGGCAGGCATTTACTCGACTTACCCTCAAAGGATGGCGGTGATGTGCTTATTGTAAATGGTAATTATGTACCGCTTACGAATGTAGGGGCTGCATACAACATAGGAAAGGAGGACAAAAATGATACTTAAGATAAAAGGCGACATAGTCAGCAATGATATGAAAGAAATTTATGAATGGTTCGGCTATGACTGCGCAACTCCGCAGGATGTACTTGATGCTATTGCAGAAATGCCGAAAGGCGACAGACTGCAAGTCAAGATAAATTCAGGCGGTGGCGATGTGCTTGCGGGTCAGGAAATCTATGCGACATTAAGAAGTCGCAATGATGTAGACATAGAAGTCGAAGGTTTGGCGGCGTCTGCTGCATCGGTTATAGCGATGGCAGGCAAGAGCACAATATCACCAATCGGAATGCTTATGATACATACCGTTAGCATAAGCCACGCTAGCGGAAATCATGTACAGCTTAGTAAACAGGCTGAGACATTGAAGGTATGGGATGAAGCTTTAGCCAGTGCATATGTTGAAAAGACGGGCAAAAGCAAAGAAGAAATCATAAAAATGATGGATGCGGAAACATGGATAACAGCTGATAAGGCAGTTGAAATGGGATTTATAGACGCTATAAGTCAGTCGGGACAGACGGTAATTACGAACAACATGGGCAATTTGAAGATTACCGATGAAATGATACAGCAGTATACAGCCAAAAAGGCTGATATTGAGGAAGAAAAAAACAACTTGTTAAAAGACCTCGATACATTCGGGGTGTGAAAGGAGTAAAGATATGAATTTACAGGAATTACTTGATGCAATCAATGCAAAAAAGCAGGAAGTAAAGAACCTTGCGGAGCAGGGAAAAATTGCAGACGCAAAGACTGCAAAGGAAGAGCTTGTTAATCTTCAGGAGCAGTACAATATTTTAAAGGACGTAGTAGAAGGGGAGCAGATAGGCGTTTCAACAGAGAATTTTGCCAAGGCCTTAGCTGTAAAAATCGCATCCGCATCTGGATCTGACGCAATACATGATTTTGCAGAGGCAGCAAGACACGGCTTTTATACTAACACAATGACTGAGGGCACAAAGGCCGATGGCGGTTATACAGTGCCTGAGGACATTAAGACAAAGATTAATCAGTATAAGAAGGCT